AAGATCACCGGATTCATCATCCAGTTTCGCTTCCTCGCTTTTCGCCGGTTGCCCGGTCAGCTCTTCAAGAGCCAGCGAGAGTATATCGTCCTTACCTGCAGCCGGAGCTGCTTTCCCTTCGTCCATGGAATAACCTCCAAGTAGTGCCAGGTAGTCCGTCTACCAGTCCGATCAAACCGATGTGCCATGAGGGCACGACTCCACTTTGATACATCAATTATCTCACACTGCTGTACAAATGTCCAGCATAAAAGTTGAGGGTTGAGAGATGAGGGTTGAGGGAGAGCGGGAAAGTCTCGTTATGCGATACTTCGGTTGTGTCGCCGGGAGACATTTGGCAGGTGTGGCGTGGATAGGATCGGCTATAGTTCTGCACAAGTGATTGCACTTTCTGTCACCTTTTGTGCGGTGTTTTTGATACAAAGCGTAGGATAACGCGCGCCGAGTTATACGTTTTGCAACAATCTGTCGGATAACGATAGGTCGGCGCACGGCGACCGTGATTTCCTGTCGCGGCGCGTTATAAAGACGGGGTTTTTTCTGTAACATGGTTCCCGATCGGGGATAAATACCGGGAAAGCGGCTGGATTATACCCGAAAGGGTGCGAGCGGGGATGTTTACTTTGGCGGCTAAAGTCCAAGGCACGCTTGGACTACGGCGCAAATGCTACTCCAAGCGGGAGGCTTCGGCGCGGCGGGTTTCGAGGGTGTCCCACAGCTCGAGGAGGGCGTTGAGTTGTCCGCTGGCGTGGGCCAGGTAGCCGGGTTCTTTGGCGGTGGCCATCGTTGAGACGAGCAGGGAGGTATCGGCGATGCGGTCTTGGATCTCGGTCATCACGGCGAGGAAGGCCGGCGGGGCTTGCTCGCGGGTGAAGGACAGGGCGCCCTTGGGATCGTAGTTGTCGGTGACTTGGTAGCGGTCGATGGGGATGGTTTTGGTTTTTTGCGTGAATAGCATAATTTTTAAGCTGTTTGTGTTCGGGGTTTGTGAATGGCGAATGCAGTCGATTGACTTGCCTAACTCGTCATTTGTGATGTTTTACGCATGTGAAGCGGGTTAATGCGTGAGGCGTGAGGCCTTAGCCGCGACGCATTACGATGATCTCCAAGGCGTGGACGGCATTCTGCATATGTGGGCCGCATTCCCAGCAGATAGGGCCGTAGTGGGTGTCGTGGCCGTGGATGTCTTGGATGCGCACCGGCTTGGCACAGATGCCGCAGCGCGGGATGTCACTGCCGCGGCGTCCGGGGCGCAGGCGGCTGGGCGGGGATGGCGGCGACATGGTCATCAGTAGCTTCCTCCTCCGGTTGGTCGCAGGATGTCGCCTTCGACGTTCATCGCATCGGAAAGAACGACGTAGCGACAAAGGTCGATCCAGTCCTTAACGCTTCCGCGTTTCCCGTCAGCAGCAGTATAAGTCTGCAACGCGTAGATGACATTTTTGCAGTTCTCCGAGATGTAGAGCTTCGGCTGGTTGCGCGCGTCCACCGGCTTCTCGGGATTGTATGACAGGGCGTCATTGATCATGCTGACGCCTTCATCGATGGAATCGCCCGGGGTTGCCGTGAAGAGCATCCCCAAGTCGGCCATCTCATCGATGAGGGTCGTCGGGGATTCCTTGCCGAGCGTGCGGGCGTTGCCGTAGCGGCTGTCCATCCAGCGCTCAAAGATTTCCTCGCCGCCTTCGACGCGGAGGATTTCGTCTTTGTATCGCTCGAGGCCGAATCCGAAGTCTTGCTGTGCGGGTCCGGGCTTGCCGTCGAGCTTCTTGCCATCCGGCAGCGCCCATTCGCCGGCGTAGCCGACGCCTTCGATGTAGGACGTTTGGTCTGGCCATTCGCGGTAGACCACAATGCGGCCAGCGGTGTCGTGGACCGTCCAGATCATGGCCCAGTTTTTGCCAGACGCCGGATCGACCCAATGGTAGCGGGTGCCCTGTGGGACATCCGAGGCGCGGATGACGTGGACCTTGGGATTGAACAAGGGGAAGCGGCCGCTGATGGCTTTGGTCGGCACGCCGTAAGCGCGACAGAGGATTTTTTCTTTGGTCTCGCTCTGCAGCTCTTTCTTCATGCGCGACCAACCTGCCCAGGGATTTGACTGGGTGTGGAAGTAGAGAATCGGGCGGCCTTTCGGATTGATCTGCTCAATGGGCACTTTGTCGTAGCCGGAGATCTCGCCCTTGTCGTTTTTGAGCGGGAGCAGCTCGGCGTCGGTGTCGGTTATGGTCTTGGCGCCGGACAAATAGTCAGCCACGGTTGGCGACCAGCCTTCGACCGGCGTGAAGGTCACGGCGAGCTTGCCGTTGCGGTCTACGAGGCGGAAGCGGAGGGTTTCGAGGACATCAAGCGGAACCAGCTCGTCTGCCCAGGCGAAATCGATTTCGCCGCCCTCCAGCGTGCTCGGGTCTTGCGCGTAGTTGCGGAAAATGCAGATCGACTGGTTTGGTGCAACGAATTTTGCCTCGGTGAAGCCACCTTTGACACTGTAGGTGATGTTGGTGACTTGGCCTTTGCGGGCGCTCCTCCACTCAGGAGGCATATATTTCCAAATGCGGGGCTGTTGCAGCTCGATGGAGTTCGGCGCCGTAGTTTGGAAGCACCAGACGACCGCTCCGGGCTTGGAATACATGGTCTTGATGACCTCCTTCGCCGCCCATTCAGTCTTTCCGCTGCGGTTTCCGCCCATAACGAGGATCTCGCGGTGCTTTTCAAGCAATTCGGACGCGCGCTTCCACACCGGCGGGATGTAGCCATAGCGGAGCGGGTCTGATGCCTCGCGGGCGATCAGTTCTTCGCGTGTTTTGAGATATTTCCAGCCTTCGTCCGGTCCCAGTTTCTCGAGCAAGTCGAGATCGACCTGCATGACAGGGTGCGGTGTGGGCTTGAAGCGTTGTGCGTGCTCGTTCACGGAAATAGAATGGGCGCTGGCTGGTTAGCGCTCGGACCCTCCCCAGGGCCGATTTTGTTAAGCCGTGCCAGCGCCCAAATTCTTGATGTCCATCGTGGGATTCTCCAAGACGACGAACTGATCGCTGCGCATGTAGCGCGTCTCGCCGGTGTCCTCGAGGATCACGGCGTAGATGTTGTTGAAATAGGCTCCCTGCGACTCCACATACCACACCGAGCCAAGACCGAGCGGGGTCTTGACGGGAACGGGGCGGGCGAATTCGTGGATCATGCAAAGAATGTGCAGGCGCCCCACTCGTCTCGCTCGGTGGAGCTGGGCATCCCGGAGATGGTCCGCGGCGTCACACCACATGAACGCCGGCGAGAACCCGCTTGAGCCTGCAACTTGAAAGTCATTTGGATTGTTTGCGCTTGCGCGCGGCGAAGGCGGCGGCGAGGGCGGGCAAGTTATTGCTGGCGCGGTCGCGGCCGACTTCGTTGTAAAGTTTGATAGCCTGCTTGAGCTTGGCCTTAATTTCTGGCGTGTCGGTCGGATGACTCGTCAGGTCGTACATGTCTCGAGGCTTAGTCATAAGTGGTTACCCTCCATAGCCCGATTTGCGCGATGCTGTAGCCGAGCCATATGAGACCGTGCCAGTAGCGGTGCTGGATGAGGCCGAGGTCGATGGCAACGGCGAAGTAGATGAAGCCGACCAAGGCGATGAGGGCGCCGGAGGTCATCGGCGCGCTTTGGCGGTCTTGGCGGAGGCGCGGAAGGCTTTGGCGGTGGGCGCGCCGGCGGAACCGGGCTTGCGCATCTTCTCACCGCTTCCGGCAGCGATGCGGGCTTTTTTAGCGTGGATGTTTGCGTATAGTCCTGCGGGTTTTTTCATGGCTTGTTCTTTTTGATGGCTTCTCGGAAAAGGTATTGGATCAAGTAAGCGCCGGTTTCCTCGTCGCTGCTGGTAATGTGCTTTAAGAAATCTTGCACAACGTGATACAGCTCATGGACGAGCGAGCCAGTGTCCGCGGCGTCTTCAATCCAGACGACCGCTTGGCTGCCGAGGCACATGGCCCAGGCGGCGTCTGAGTCGTCGGGCTGGTTGTCGGGGTCTTTGGGGTCGAGCTGGAGGATGTTCGCACACCGCCGGATCGCCGATAATTGCGGGGTTCCGCAATAGAACTCCACGACCAGACCAAAGGTCTGCTCTCGGACGACGAACCGGCGGGTGCGTTTCATTTAGGCGGCTTTTTTGAGGCGCAGGTTCGCGTAGTGGAGCGCGAGGCGAGCCTTGAAGTTTTCCCACAGCGGCTCCGCGGAGAAGATCCAAGACACCTCGAAGTCATCCGGTGACTCTTTGCCGATGCGAACGATCCCGCGGCGCTGGACCTTCATGTCCGGGCGATTCTCATTCCAAAGCTGCTCGTAGCCGGCCAACTGGATCTTGTGCGCAGGGACGATGGCCTTGCTGGTCTTCCAATCCAACAAGACGATCTTGCCATCGCGGTCGCGCGCTGGGGCGTCGATGGTGCCGCCGAACAAGTAAGTTTCGCTTACAAGTTGGACTTCCGGCTCGATGACGGTGAAGCCCTCGCTGTCCCACCAGCGGCGGAAGTTATTGTAGGCGATGGTGGCCTTCTCAACGTCTGCCGGTGAGAACTCAGAGAGGTCGGGCTCGTGGTTATGCAGAAAGCACTCGATCATAAAATGCGCCACGGTGCCGATGTCGGCGGCCTTGTCGCGCACCTTCCGGTAGTCTTGGCCCTCCATGCCGAGCTTCCACGCCCAGTGGATGAGGCCGCTGCTGTCCTCGCCGATCTTGGCGATGGTGCTGGCGCCGGGAACGTCCGTGCCGTCTTTCAGCGGATACTTCTGGTGGGCGCGGGTCTTCTCGAGGCGGACGATCTTGCGGCCGTCTTCGGTGAAACGATCCGGCTCCGCGGGCTTGGCGGCTTTCGCCGCCTTGCCCTTGGTGCTGGGTTTGCGTGTGGTGTTTTTGGCTGGCATGGGAGGTTACCAGCTAATTTCTTCGTCGTCCGTGCCGGTCTTGCAAGCGGCGGGCTTGGCCTCGCTCACGTCGAAGCCGTAGGCCACGGCGCTGCCGCCGTCGCCCCAGGTGACAAGGTCATGCACCATGACAGCCTTGGGTTGCAGCGTGATGCCGGCGCCTAGGGTTGCCGTGTACCAGCAATACGGAACGACCGCGACTTGGATCTTGCTGCCGCCGCCGATGTTGTCGGTGATGATGTCGCCGGATGCGTTGAACAACTTCGGCGCGCGGCTGTAGGTCTCGCCGGCTTTGTCTTTGCCCACGGCTTTGACCTTGAGCTTGAGCTGGACGAGACCGTCGTTGTCTTCCCACGGCGCGGCGTGGAGCTTGAGCTTGTCTTTCTTCAGCTCGGCTTTCTTCTCGGCGACGAACGCGGAGAAAAGCTCCTCAGCTTGCTTGATGAACGGTTCGGCTTCCTCGGCGGTCAGCTCGAGGTTGACTTTGAACACTCCCACGTCGTCGAACTTGGTGTCGGGACGGTTGAGGTGAGGGTAGCGGGCGATGCCCACGGGTGTGGTTAGGGTTTTATTTGGCATGGTTATGTGGTTGGTGTTTGGTTTTGTGTTGGGACTAGAAAATCGGAGCGGCGAAGGATGGTAAGGAAGTCAGCGGCGCGCAGCGTGATGAACCACTCCTCGCCGTTGCGCTTGTGGGCGACGACCGGGAAGAGCTTGGCCTTGGCATCGCGGATGGCTTGGGCCATCCAGTCGCGGATCTTGACGACCTGGCAGAACTTCACCTCAAAGTGGAAGTCGGGCAGGCACGGGCAGACGACATCGGGCGAGTCGCCGAGGCCGCTGAACTGCTGACCGCGGCGGATGCCAGAGTCGCCGAAGGCTTCGCGCAACTCGTCGCGCCACATGCGCTCTCCGCGGGCGCCTTTCGCGCGGCTATTCATTGATGGCCTCCCAAAGTTGTTTCGCCGGTGCGTAGACGGAGCCGTCGCTGTCGCTGGTGCGTCCCGCGGGTGTTGTGCCCTCGAAGCGGGTGAGCGAGGGACGCCATGTGAGGTTGAGCGTGCCGGTGCGGCCGGCGCGGTGCTTGGCCACGATCAGCTCGGCGTCTTGGACTTCCGGTTCCTCGTCTTGCACGGCGTAGTAGGCGGGACGGTGGATCAAGCAAACGATGTCGCTGTCTTGCTCGATGCTGCCGGATTCGCGGAGGTCGCTAAGTTTTGGGCGGTTGTCGCTGCGCTGTTCGGCTTGTCGGTTGACTTGGGCAGCAGCAACGACCGGAATACCTAACTCCATGCTCATGGCTTTGAGGCCGCGGGAGACAAAGCCAACTTCGTTCTCGCGGCTTTGGGCGCCGGAGTGACTGACGAGTTGGAGGTAGTCAACGAAGACGCACTTGACGCCCCAGCGGCGGACGGCGAGGCGGGCGCGGCCGCGGATATCCAAGAGGGTGAGACCGCCGCGGTCGTCAACGTACAGCGGCTCGCTGGCGAACTGCGTGGCGGCGTCCATGATCCGGTGCTTGATGCTGGCGGTGAGGAAGCCGTTGCGGATGATCTCGGTGTTGGTCTCGGCGCGGCTCAAGACAACGCGGGCGGCCAGCTCGTTGGCCGGCATCTCGAGGCTGAAGTAGACGACCGGCACGCCGCGGCGGGCCATGTTGTCCGCCATATTCAACATTAGTGCGCTCTTACCCATGGCGGGTCTGCCGGCAATGATGGTGAGCTGGCCTCCGCGGAGTCCGCCGGTGACTTGGTCGAAGTCGCGGATGCCGGTCTGCAGGCCGAGTTTTTTGCCGCCGGCCATGAGACTCTCTAGCTCTTCGAGGAGACCGGGGACAATGGCACTCGGGGCGCGCATGGAGTCGGTGGCGGTCGTGAGGGAAAGACTAAGGACACTCTCGCCGGCTTGCTGCAAGACGCTGTCGGCGTCCGCGGCCATGTCCTGAGCGGCGGCTTGCATGCTGACCGCGGAGTCGATAATGCGGCGGCGGGCGTGGAGATCCCGGAGGGTTTGCGCATGGTACTCGACTGCAGCGGGACCGCCCGCGGAGTTGCCGAGCATCTCGGTGAGGGCGCCGGCGCCGCCAACCGAGTTGAGCTTGTGCGCGGCATCGATGCGCTGAGTCACGGCGATGACGTTGGGTGTGCCGCCGGACGCGCGGACCTCGGTGATGGTCTCGAAGACCAGCCGGTGCGCCGGCGTGAAGAACAGGTCAGGGTGGAGGCCGCTCACCTCATCGATGAGATTCGGCTCGGCCATGAGGCTGCCGAGGACGGCGCACTCGGTGGCGGGCGATTGGGGAACGGTGCGTTTCATTTAGGCGTGTCCTCCATCGTTGTCGTCGTTACTGATGATCATCAGCAGGATCAGCATGAAGGCGACGAGCATCACTTGGGTCGCTATGACAAAGACGCTGCTCATTTTCTTTCGCCCTCCGGCGAAGTGCTGCGCGTCGTGCGAGCCAGCGGTCGCAGGCTGCATCGACGAGACAAAAAGATTCCAATAGCCATGGCGTGATGTGGTGTTCGGGCGGTGGTGGTTCAGTTGCCATGACGTGGGACGGCTTTCTGTCGTGGCGTGGTCTGTTGGCATATGTTGGCAGATGTTGGCATGAGGGGCAATGTTTTTTTGGGTTTTTTCGGCGAAAAAATGCGGTCGAAATTGGCGCGGTATTTGGCGCCATCTACGGCCCGCGGAGTATCGCCTTTGCCGGCGCTCATAGTTCGTAGCCCTCCGGTGATTTGAACTCGTCCTGCGAGAACATGGGTTTGCCGCTTTCTTCGAGGAGCGGGTAGTGCCGCAGGCAGGCGGACGCGCGCCCGCGCAGCTCCTTGACCGTCCGGGGCCGCGTCGAAGGATGCAGCAGGTCGGCCAAGAACTGGCGGGTGCGGCGCAGCGCCCAGTATTGCTCGTAGCGGAGGCTCATCGGATGCCGGTGGCCTCTTCGATGGCGTCGTGCGCCTCGTTGGCGACTTCGTTGGATGGCTTGACGCAGCGCTTCAAGACGCGGATGAGGCGTTTATTTGAGCGGATCAGCTCACGAACTTGCTTTTCCAGCGCGAGTTCGTTGTAGGCTCCGAAGTTGCTGCCGAAGCCGACTGAGCCGACAACCAAGTCGGGGATAATGGTGGTCATTAGGCGGCCCTCCGCTGGCCGATGGCGGCGCGGCCGAAGAGCCATTCGCTGCGGCGGAAGTTGGCGCTGGTGATGAGTCCGCGCTTGGCGAGGAAGCGGTCGCAGGCTTTCTGCATGAGCAGGTGGTTGATCTGCGGCAGCCCGGGGACGCCGCGCTCAACCTCGGTGATGCAGCCGTTTTTAAATTTCATTTGCGGGCCTCCTCGAGCTGAATGGCCAGTTGAGCGACCAGTGCGCGCAGGACCATGACGGTGCTGATGGCTTCGTCGGCGATCTGCTCGAGGTATTCGACGTTGACGTTGAGGTTGCTGGGTTTCGGCGCCTTGCGGGCGCTCGCCTTTTTCTTCGTGCCTTTGGCGGGTTTCATAAATATTTAGGGAGTATTAAGGATAGGGTGGGACATTTGTTGGGATACCCCTTTGGATTCTTGCGAATACATAGCCGCGACTTGGTCCAAAAGTTCCCAGTTGTCAGGCTGCCTTGACTCTAAAGCTCGGCCTTGCGGAGCGGCCTTTCGCTCGTTGGGCGGGGTAAAGGTCGCGCGGATTCTGTCACCCATTTCTTGCCTGCTGAAAAAAACAAATTGCTGCGTGTCCGCCAAATGCACGGCGAGGACATCAAACGCAAACTTGTGGTACGGTATAAATCCTTGCGAGTAGTCCTTGCGGCCACAGTTTATATAGTAAGTAGAGCCACCGGATTTGTTTGGGCGGCCAGACCTCTTGACTTGCACAACAACCGGACGGCCTTGTGGCTTTTTCAGAATAACATCAAAGTCTCTGCCCTTTCCGCGTGCTGATGCAACCAGCCAGCCGCGCGTCATTGCCTCAATTTCAAAAAGCATTTCGCTAAGATCGCCTTTGTCGCTTTTGGACAATTGCATTCCGCCCTCCGTCACCTCGGAGTGCTCGCCATCGGTCAGCGCAAACAGGGCTGGCTGCGTCACGCTGCGTTCTCCTTTGCGAATTGCTCGCGCATCTCGGCGAGGGATCGCTCGAGGGCGGTTTGTTTGGGTGCGCCTTGGGGTGGCAAAGTGACGAGCTTGGGCGCGGTGGCCGGCGGATCGATAAAGACGCCTCGCCAGCCGTGCTTCACGCTCTTGCGCAGGGCTTCGACGGCGGCGGCTTCGTTGACGGCGGCGAGGTCGTCTACGATGCGCTTGGCCGCGGTGGGCGTGAGCGGGGCTTTGATCTCGCGCCGGTGTTGGGCAAACTCGGCCCAGGCACGGGCGAGACCTTGGCCGTGAGGCAGGAGTAAAGATGCTGGGTCGAATTTGGGAGCGGGAGCCTTCTTGGGCTTGGGTGCCGCTTTTTCCGAAATAGGGAGCGAAGGCGATGAAATCGCCGGAGTGGGCGCGTCAGCGCTTATTTCGGTTTTCTTTTGGTTCTTTTGGTTGGGGTGACGCTGCGTCATCATCATTGGTGACGCTGCGTCATCATCATTGGTGACGCTGCGTCCTTGATGACGTGGCGTCCTTGATGACGCTGCGTCATCAATAGCGCTAGTCGCGAGAAGCCAATCGCACGCCATCCGCTTGCCGTTTTCGATGCGAGAAGAGGCGATTAGCTTGATGATTCCGGCGGATTGCAGGCGCCCAAGCACGTCGCCCACGCGCCGCGCGCTGATGCCGGTCATCTCGGACAGCTTGCCCTTTGAGGCATAACAATCAAATGGGTCGGCAAGGTCGGCCAACGCCAACAGCACCAGCTTTTCCATAGGCGCCAGCTTCTGCGGCCACGCCCATTTGCGCGCTTCAGTGCTCATTTCCGGCGGATCAGTCGGCTTTTCTTGCACTCGTCGCTGCTCTCAAAAATCAGCCGGCCCTCGACATCCGCCATTCCTGACCAGCGGGCCTTGAGGCGGTTGTACGGAGGGTTGACCGGCTGCCAACTCGCGGCGTCCTTAACCCAGCAGACGACCGGCTCGGACCAGCCGGGCACCTCAACGAAGAGCATGTTGGGGTGGCGCGCGGGCTGATGGCGGCAGATGACCGCGGTGATCTCGTCGCCGGCGCTGTAGCCGACCTGGACGGCGGTCTCAATGGCTTGCTCCTTGGGGGTCTTGGGGGTGGACTTGAGGATGGCTTCGGGTTGGGGCGTTGGGGCTGGTTCTAGGGCAGGCTGGGGGACTGGCGCCGGGGCGACTTCCGGTTGATTGATAGGCTGACTGACGGCTGACTTTGCTTTGGTGAGGATGTCTTTGATCATAGGTTAGGCTTTGAGCGCGTCTTCGATGACGTGCCAGTTGTTGAGGGTTGAGAGGTCGGTGATGGTTAGCTGCAATTGGCCAGCGATTGCTGGTAGGTGCCAAAATCGGAATGCGTCAGCCGGAGGGATGTAGACCGCCAAAATGTCGAAATCTCCAACCTCGTAGCGCCTGTATGGGTCAGCGTCTTTGCCTTCCTCGCGCCGCCTTGCCTTGCTATGACCGCCTCGCGCAGCTCCCACATATGCGCGCCACTGGCCCTTGTTCCACTGGGCTTTCTTGACCTGCACCGTCAGCGGTTTGTGCGGCGGCATCCAGATGATCACGTCCGCCTTCTGGCTATGGCCGATTGGCATCCAAGTGACGAAGCCGCGTTCTCTGGCGGCCTTCAGTAGGCAGATCTCCTCAAAGCTGCCGTCATTGCCTAGCGCGTTGTAATCAACCGGCTGCTTGGGAACCGTAACTTCCTTGACATCAAAGAGGTATTCGGGCGAGTCTTCGGCAATAATGAGCATGGCTTTTTATAAAAAATTTCGTAAGTCGCTATCGGTAGGGGGATTAAAGAAAAATGAAAACGTCTTACCGCCCCCTCCGCTGGTACCCCGTCTCATTATCAATTCAATTATACATGACTCATGTAGGGGTGGCGTAGTCAGATGAGACCTTCTCTGTTGTCTCAACAACGCGCAATCTGCGATAGACTCAGCTCTCATATTATTGAAGCGGCTCAGTCTCAATCTCAACAACGGCATCCGGCAATGCTGCAGCCTTTTGCTGCTCGCGCCCTTCTGGGCCGACCGGTTCAAACGCCACATCGATGACCTGGTCGGTCTTCCGCAAGCCGCTCACGAAGTCCTGCCAAGCATCAGCCGCGGGTGCCATCACATGCTCCACACGCTGCGTGGGGTTGCCCGATAGCAACTCGCTCTTCTCGCTTGCGATTGCAGAGAGCACACTTAGTGCTTGGTCTTTCATATCCGGCAGGCGCTCAAATAGTTCTGCCGTGCCGATCGCTGCCAAAGTCTTCCAGTTGTTCGCCGCGATCTGTCGTGCCTTCTCGAGCATCTCCGGGCGGTTTCGCACCAAGGCAACCACAGTGTGGTAGCTGCAGTTATAGGCTCGGCAGATCTGAGTGACAGGAACGCCGGCAACGTGGGCCGCCATAATCTTCTCAACCTTGGCCTCGGGCACTTCCATGCCAGTTGTGCCCTGGACCTTGACGATCTCGCGGCCGTCTTCGGTGGTGATGACTTCGACCTTCTTTCGGTTAGTCGATTTGCGTGGTTTAGATGTCGTCCGCGGTCTTGCCATAGTCAGTCAATAAAAACGCCACTGCGGGGCAAATCGTGAAATGCCCTCTCTGTAGAAATCTCCCTTAGTTGGCGGGTCACATTCCGCATCACGCGCTGGGCGTCAGCCTTGGTGCCGAGCACCTTGAAAATCACCAGATGCCCGCCACAAACCGCCCAGGAGCACCGCGTCAGCTTCAGCCCGGAGCGCAGGTATTTTGAGGCCGCACCGATGCGCGACTGGATGCGCCACTCGTTGTGGGCGACCGGCCAAGCGCAGATAGGTGCCGCAGCCTTCATCTCAACCTCTCCCTGTAAGACTGCGTAAGATCATCCCATTCAAATCCCTTCGGCGCCCGCAGCCGCATCCAGCCATCCCGCAGCGCATACCAGCCCTCGAGCTTGTAGTTGTACTCCCAGCTCGACGGCGTGTTGTGCGGCGCGGTCGCCCGCCAAGACGCCGCGGAGCAGCCTGCAAACAATGTGCATGCCGTGGCGAGGGCGAGCGGCTTAATCACTTGCGCTTCCTCCAGATACGCTCGGCCAAGGCCAACGCTACCTTCGCCGGCAGGCACGGCCGCTCACCGTGATACACCTTGGCGCCGGTCTTCTCGTTGTCCCGGGCGGCGAGCCATTGGGTGACGAGGTCGATGTCGTGGGTGGTCATGGTGCTGCCTCCATCAGCTCGCCAACGAGAACTCGGAAAGCTCGCTCTGCGGTTGCCGGCACAACTCCATTGCCAAGGAGTCGCAGCTCATCGGTGCGATTGTCTGTGGAGACGTGCAGGACGGCATCGTCCAGCCGATGGGTAAGCCCATCAGCGTCTCGACCCAGCGTGGGTTCAGTTTGCCGGCCATTATGCTGGCCGTTTGCTCCGGTAAGTTCTGCCCTCGAGATTCCCATTGCTTGCAGGCTTCCGGTGTCGTTGCGCCCTTGTGGTCGCATGCGTTGGGCGTTGCCCACTGTTTGGTCTGACTGCTCAACGTCCCATGGCAATGCGCCCCGCGATCCGCATTCCTCGCTGCGAAGTTCGGATCGCTGTCCGGCTCGTTGGCTTTTGGTGTCAACCAGAGTTCCTGTTTCTTCGCCTCTTCCATCGCAACCTTGGTTGTTAAGAAAAGCTGCTTGTTGATGCCTTGCGCTTTCTTCGCATCGGCTATCTCCTGCCATTTCACTGGATCGGCATTCGCTCCCGGTCGAGAGTCCCCGTCCGCTGATGGTGTCGGCCACAACTCTTGGCGGCTCCCAAGCGAACTGCTGCTCGCCGGGGCGGCTTGGCCATGGAGTTGCACCGCAATGGTCAGCGGCGTCCCGCATCCGTTGCCGTTGTAGCCCTTGGCCTTCATCGCTTCCTTGCGCTTGAGCCATGTCTCCGGCGACTCGCCATCTTGCGAGACTTGAGCGTTCGGTGTCGGCCAAGACTGCATCGCCGCCATCGTTCCAAGCGGAATCGAATTGCGATGCTCCTGCGATTTGCCAACCGAGTTCTTCGACTCGTTGACGCTGATCGTGGGCCAAGATGAAGACTCTTTTCCTCTGGTGAGGCGCGCCAACTTCAGACGCGCTGAATATGCCCCACGTCGTTCTGTAACCCATTCCTGCCAAGTCTTGCAGCACGTCGGGAAGCCCAAGGCTGATATGTCCCTCGACGTTTTCAGCGAAACAGACACTTGGTCGCATTGCAGCAATTCCGGCTGCGATAAACGGCCAGAGG